TAGCTTCATCCCTTCACCATTTTAGATAAATCCTAGCCAATTCGGGCTGGGAAGACTTTTGTAAGGAGTAAGAATATGTCAGAAGGAAATGTTTGCAGGCATACCCGCCAAAAGGAGCCTACTGTTGCAGTAGAAGGCTATCTTGACGCTTCCGGCGCTGTAGTTCCGACCAATGGTGACAGTGGTTATGAGACTGGTTGCGTGTTCAGGCATACCGATGGCGGTGCTGGCACTGCTCTTTATGTGAATGAGGGAAGCATTACCTCTTGCCTCTTCGTTGCCAATGCAAGCAGTTCTGTTGTCACAGCAACCACTCTGAGCAATGTACCTGTTGCCAATACCGCTACTTCAGACGGCCTGACCACAGGGATTATCGCTGACAATGGCAATATCCAGACAATCAACGTCACTTCTGCTGCAGCTGCCAATATTGTCGTTCTTCCGACTCCCGTTGCCGGCAAGCAGATCACCATCTCTGTCGGTTCCAACGGTTATGAGCTCCGTTCAAGTGCCCCTGCTACTGTTGCCATCGGTGGTGGAACTGGCGCTACTGTTGAATCTGCCATCCCCGCAGACAGCGTTTGTGTGATGACCTGCATCTCTGCTACTGCATGGGTAGGTTATACCGTCACCGCAGCGACCCTTGCTGCCGTTGAAGCTGCTGCTTAGGGGACTGATTGATGGCTAAGGTATCCGATGTAAACCGCGATAGGATGACGGCTGACGGTAGCTGGAAGCTATTTGTCGCCTACAAAGCCCACGCCAAAGCTAACGGATTGCCTAAGCCAAGACCTGGAAGTTGGGGGCCTGAAGATGCGAGTCGTTTTGAGAGAGAATTATCTCCAGACTCAATTCAGACCCCCGGCCAACAGGGTTCCAATGCGAATACTGGCAAGAATGATGAGAAGAGCTATACAGTCATCAAGATTAAGGATAATGGGCCGAAGTACATCAAGACCGGTGCCCCCAGGAGTCATGCTAGTTCCATGGATGCGATTGCCTGGGTTGCTGAGAACATGTCCGAAGAGGCAGTTGAGACCGCTCCCAGTGCCGAAGCCTACAATATGCTGGAGTGGGTACGAAGCAGTGCTGTATCCAAGCGGGAATTCTGGCTGAAGACTTATCCGAAGCTGATTCCTGACAAGATTGAAGCTCCAGGATCCACTTCTACCGCGGATGATAGCGGATACCGGCTGTGTAAGATTGAAGAATTGCTTTCCAAGTTGGAAGAGACAGATATCGTGTTCCCAGAGGGCTCTGTTGAATGAAGTTTGAACTCGGCTACCACATGGTCCCGAAAGATCCTAAAAACAACCTGAAATTCCGTAAATGGATTTGGGCTGCTGGCCTTGCTGACGAAGATTTTGCTCAATATGTCAAGGAAGTCTGCCGGCGCGATATTCTGTTTTACTGGAATGTCTTTCTTTGGACCAGTGACCCGCGTAAAACTCCGACAGTTCAGCCATTCATTACCTACGACTTCCAAGATGGTGTCATTCTCGAGACGCTTGAGGCTATACGAGAAGGAGAGGACCTGCTGGCGCTGAAGTCCCGGGATATGGGGCTTTCCTGGATCAGTCTCGGCGTATTTGACCATCAATATCGGTTTGAGCATGAGCGTATCTTCCTTTGCATCTCCAAGAAAGAGGACAATGTTGACCTGAAGGGCGATGAGTCAACTCTTTTTGCCAAGCTTGACTACATCGAGGAGCGGTTACCCAAGTTCTTGCGGATCAAGAACAGGGAACGCAGCAATCTTCGATTCAGGAATCCAGAGACAAGATCAGTCATTATCGGGGAGTCTTCCAACCCTCATGCCGGTCGTTCCGGTCGTTCTACCGCGGTTCTCCGCGACGAAGAAGCATTCTGCGACAACGGTTTGGCCATTGATAAGTCCCTGGCCGACAACACTAACTGCCAACTCAGGGTTTCAACTCCGAATGGGACCGGCAACAGCTATTACCTTTGCTTTGCCAGCGGTGCGACGAAGGTACTGAAGATCCACTGGTCACAACACCCCGAGAAGAACCCAGGGCTCTACATGGTGACCAACCGGCAGGTTGAGATCCTGGATGAGGACTACGACTTCACCGATTACGCCTTTGTCATAGACCAGGGCGATGGGATCAGGAGCCCTTGGTACGACAAAGAGGTTGTAAGGCGGGCCAGCAAGATTGCGGTTGCTCAGGAACTTGACTGCGACTTCCAGGCGTCCGGCAGCATGTTCTTCGATTCCTTGACAATTCAACTTCTAAAGAAACGTGATGCAAGAAAGCCTTTCAGCGTTGGGACCATTAGGGAGAGAGGAGCAAGCAATAAACAATACTTTGATGACTGTGGCTTTGGCCCTCTCTCTCTTTGGCTCCACTTGGACGCACAAGGCAAGGTCCCCCAGGAGACAACTTACTGCATGGGTGTTGACATCTCCGCAGGAACCGGAGCCTCCAACTCAAGCTGCAGTATTGCCGATGTGAAGACCGGCGAGAAGGTGGCTGAGTTCACTACTGACGGATTGAGCCCTGAAGCATTGGCCGATGTTGCCTTTATTCTCCTGCAAGCCTTCTCTACTCCATACGGGGCCTGCTTCATTGCCTACGAGGGGAACGGGCCCGGGACCATCTTTGCGAAGCGTCTTCTCAGGGTACACGGCTGGAGCAACTATTATTCAGGTGCCGACGAGACAAAGCCGAACGCGAAGAAGAGTAAGGGGCGCCCGGGGTGGTGGAGCAACCCTACGGCCAAACAACAGCTCTTGGGTGACTACCGTGCAGCCCTGGCCGGCAAGCAGTTCATCAACCGTTGTACCGCTGCCCTGAACGAATGCGAGGAGTACATCTTCACGGCTGCAGGTACAGTAGAGCACTCCAGGAGCCGGGGGAACGAAGACAACGCAGCGAACGCAGATCAGCATGGCGACAGAGTGATTGCAGATGCTCTCTGCTTTTTGGGTGTAAATAAACAGGTGAAGGCGAAGGGTAAACCCCGCTCGACTCCTCGGTCAAGTCTTGCAGCCCGCAGAGAAAAGCGGATGGCTGCTCAGGCAAAGTTAGGTGAAAGGAAATGGTACTAATGGCTGACGAGAATGAAGAGGCTGAAGGGTATGCAGAGAACGAAGAAATCTCAGAAGCGTTTCGTCTGAGGCTCGAGAGAGCTATCGACAAGTCTTTCAGGGATATGGATTCCCTCAAGGATGACCGTCAACTTCTCCTGAAGGAATACAACACTTGTATTAATAACGAGGACAAGACTGTAATCAACAAGCTCTTTCAGATGATTGATACTTACCAGCGCCTTCTCTCAAGTGGTGAGCCTAAGTCATTGGTATCTACTACTCAACAGAGCTTGAAGCCAACGGCAGAGACTCTTCGCCTTGCAATCAATCACCTTGTCAAAGAGATCAATTTCAGCCGGAACCTCAATCGTGTTGTTTTGGATGCCCTTGTTGGTTGGGGGATAATGAAGACCGGCATGGGCAAGCACCCCTACAAGAATCTCGAGATCGAGGGTGAGTTCTTCGATCCCGGCCAGCCCTTCAGCAAGCCAGTCAGTATCAGGCATTTCGTCATCGATACCGCAGCGAGTGAGCTTGACCAGATTGATTTCATTGGTGACCGCTACTCTTGCACCAGGGATTACATCGAAGAGTCTTACCCTGAGTACGATACCAAAGACCTTCCCAAGGGTGGCGATAAATCATGGGGCCAGAACAAACCGAACGAACGCTCTACTGGGATCAAAGAGAACCGTGTAGAGCGCCTGCGTGATTACATTTGGCTGTGGGACATCTACCTACCCAAGGAAGGGCTGATCGTTACCCTCTTCGACGGCTGGGGGAGAGAACCGCTTGCCGTTAAGAAGTGGGAGGGCCCTGAAGGTGGTCCTTACGATCTGCTTGCCTTCAACACTGTTCCCGACGAAGTCATTGCCAATCCCGGTGCCAAGCATGTTTACAATCTCCACAAGATGCTCAACGACATGGCATGGAAGACCTGGAAGCAGGCCCGCAACAAGAAGGACATCGTTACCTACGAGGATAATGCCGAAGACGATGCCAATGCGATTAAGAATTCCAGTGAGGGTGAGGTCGTCCACGTTCGTGACAACAACTCCGTTCAAGAGCGCACGATTGGCATGGTGGATCCTCAGATCATCAACCAGCAGATCAAGGTCAACCAGGACTTCAACCTGCAGGCGGGTAACCTCGAGAACCTTGCCGGCCTTGGTGCCCAGGCAGATACTCTTGGCCAGGAGCAGATCATCAGCCAGTCTACCAGTTCCATGGTGAACAACATGCGCAAGGTGACGGTCGAGTTCGCTTCATCCATCGTCAATAAGCTGGCGTGGTATCTCATCTACGATCCGTTTATCGAGATTCCCATTACCAAGCGAGTTCCCGGGACAAGCATTGATATCCAGGTTAAGTTCACCGAAGAAGAGAAGGAAGGCGACTTCCTGGATTACAACTTCGAGATTGATCCGTATTCGCTTCAGGAGAAGACACCGCAGGAGGATCTTGCCTCTCTTATTGCCATTCTCAACCAGTGGGTGCTTCCGACAGCAGAGATGGCACAGCAGTCCGGCTTTGCACTCAACTTCGAAGCAACAGCCAAGCGGGTTACAGAGTTGGCCGGTATCAACTTCGAGGATCTTTACCTTCCACTAGATCCATCCCTTCAGACTGCAGCGCAAGCTAACGGTCCGATTGGTGAACCTCCCAGAAGGAAAGAAACAGTCAATACCAGAGTGAGTGTGAGTGGTACTTCCAATAGAGGACTGGACCAAAATCTAATGATGGCCAACGCCGGCGCCGAACCACAAAACGCTGGTGCTGCCGGCCTGCCAGGAGGGCAACAGTAATGCCGATGTATGTTTACAGTTGTGACAAGTGCGGATCTACCGAAGAGCATATGTTCTTGGTGGAGAAGCGTAAAAGCGAAGTGGAGTGCGTAATTTGTGGTGCAATGGCTGGCCGTGACTATTGCGGTGAGCATAACAAGCACGGTACTTCCACAGGAGCTTGGACTAAACCACTAATTTCCCAGGCGCTCGGTGTTGCACCTTCCCAGGTAAAAGAAGCAGAGAGAAGACATCGTGAGGTCGGCTGCCCAACCGACTTTACGAAAGGTGGACAAGCGATTATCCGTTCGAGGGATCATCGTAATAAATTGTTGAAGTTGAATAACATGCGTGATCGAGACGCAGGCTACGGCGATTTCGCCGGAAAGAGAATGTAAGGAGAGAGAGTTATGGTTGAAGTAAATGAAATGGTTGAGAAGGTGAAGGAAGAGTTTGCTCGTCAGCAGGAAGAGAGCAACCCGACCGAGACTCCTGAAAAAGATAAAGAAGAAACCATTGTCGATGAGGATTCCTCCGACGATGACTCCGGTGCCGATGACGAGATATCGTCTGAAGATAACACCGATGAAGAGGTAGCAGATGATGATAACAGTCCATCTGCCGAACTGCAGGCCCGCGCAGAAGCAGTTGGCGTTGACCTGGATACACTCAGTGCTCTTGGTGAGAAGGCTGATCTCTTTCTTACCAGAATGGAGCTTGCTGAGAAGGACAGCGCCGGTGAAGAAGACGCCGGGGGGAAGAAGGAAGAGGAGGCCGAAGAAGAAGCGCCGGCCATTAATTTTCCTACCGAAGAACAGCTGGTTGAAGGAGGTCTTGACGAAGACATTGCCAAGAGTATTTCAGAAGGTTTGGCAGGTGTTGTTGCTATGGTTCAGGATCAAAACAAGCAGCTGGGTGATATTTCCTCAAGCCGTGAGGCCGAACAAGTAGAGGCTCAGGCAGTAAAGGAAATTGAAGACTTCGAGAATCGCGTCAGTGGGCTCGGTGAAGCCTATGAGGCTAAGTTCGGCAAGGGTGGTCTCATGGAAGTTAAGAAGGGGACCGACGAGTATAAGGCCCGTGAAGAACTCTACGAGACTATGCAGGACTTGAAGGATATTGCAACGAAGAGAGGACAGACTCTCTCTACCAATGATGCATTCGATAGAGCGGTGAAGTTTGTTGCTTCAGACATCAGCGATAGCAAGAAGGTCGCTACGTTGAAGGATAAGGCAAGGAGCAGGAGCAAGAAGTTCATCACTCCGCCGAATGGTGAGAAAAAAGGTGGCAAGGGCGACCCTGGAGATGAGGCACTAGCTGCCGTCCAGGCGATTCTTGACGACAATTCATAAACCCCATAACCAAGGAGATAACAAATGGGTGTTCAAGTAGAACAGATCGACGACATGATCAAGGCAACACGCGAAGCACATCTTGGCCAGAATACCATCAAGACGATCTTCGCTGATCAGTCTTACCTTTTCAGTGACCAGCTTTACCGCAAGGACCGCGTCATTGAAGAAACCGGCAAGGATATTCAGTTCGATATCATGCTGCACACTACGGATGCTGCTCGGAGAGTTCGTCTGTACGGCACTGATGAGTACAAGGTTCCGAAGCTCCTCGAGAAGGGTACAGTGCCTTGGCGCCATGCAACTACTGCCTGGACCATGGACACTCGGGAAGCCAACATGCAGGGTGACAACGCAAAGCGTCTCGTTGACCTGATGAAGGCCCGCCGTGTTGCTTCTCTCATCTCCCTCACCGAAATTCTCGAGGAAGATGCCTGGAGCAAGCCCGCGACCTCCGCTGACGATCTCACTCCTTTCGGCCTGACCTACTGGGTTGTTAAGGGTGCGACTGGTAACGAAGGCTTCATTGGTGGAGACCCTACCGGCTTCTCCGATTGTGGAGGGATCAGCTCAGAGGCAGCTGGCAACGAAGGTTGGAAGAACTACTCTGCCCGTGGTGCTGGATACTACACCGATTGGGATGCAACACTTATCGACACCATCCGAAAGGCATGGATGAACCTCAACTTCAAGGCTCCTGTTATGGTTCAGGACCTCGTTGAGAATCCCCGCCTGATGGACTTCCGCATGTATACCACTCAGGCAGCTATCATCGGCATGACCAAGCTGGCTGAGACGCGGAATGACAACCTCGGGTTCGACTTCTTCAACGATAACCTGTCCTTCAACAAGACTCCGTTCTTGTGGGCACCTAAGTTGGATGCCGATACCACCGACCCGATCTACATGCTGGACCACGATCAGTACCGTTCCTACGTGCTGAAGGGTGAACACTTCGTTGAGAGTTCTCCTCACGCTCTCGGTGATCAGCACAAGACTCGAGCGGTTGATGTGGATATTTCTCACAACACCGTATGTACCAACCGGCGCAAGCAGGGCGTTATCTCTAAGTAGTTTTAACGCAACTTTTTTAATCTTTTTTCTCAAGGAGAAATGAAATGGGAACAGGAACTTACAGCCAGTTTGAGCACAATATTCAGATCACTACTGGCGGTTCTGAAACGCTGAATCTTGGCTCCAGCGCTGACGTAATCATCCCGGCAAGTGACATTGCTTCTGCTTACACGATCAACCTTCTCGACGGTACTTCTGTTGGGCAGCGGGTTCATATCCTCTGCACTGGTACTGCTGCCGACGCAGTGCCTATCGTGGTGCTGGAGAATACTGGTATCCAGATCGACGGTTCGACTGCTCTTGTCAGTCTTGCTTTCGATGCAGCCGATGAGGAATCATTCCTCGAGTGGAATGGACTCAAGTGGCACCTGATGGATAGCGTAGGGGCAACCCTGGCGTCATCCTAAACATTGTGGGGGCGGGGGATAAAACCCTCGCTCCCTACTTTATTTTTGATTAAGAAGGAGAACTGCAGTGGCTAAGATGGCAATGGAAATGATCACCAAACTGATCGCAATGATCGTCAAACCGGAAGATGTAACCGAAGCCTGTATGGCAGAAATTAAGCGGTATAAGTTCAATGTGGATTCTATGGGCAATAGCAATGTTGACCCAAGCTGCATTGCAATGATCCTTGCCCGCCATGGGTACGGTGGTGGCGCTGGCAAAGCAGAAGTGGTAGAGCCAGAAGTAATCAAGCCTGAACCTGCCAAGGAGCCTGAACCTGCCAAGGAAGATCCTGGCATGAAAGAAGGCGACAAGGTCATTGCACTCTATCGCAAGAAACCCCGCACCGGCATCTTCGTCGAGGCCTGCGGTGGAAGTGAAGTTGGCAAACTGCGTATCAAGCTCGATAAGGATGACGCAGAGTACCGCGAAATCACCGCCGAAAACGTTAAGCTGAAGGGATAAGGAAATGGCAGAGAGCGCACTCACTCTTGGGTATCAGGACTTTGTTGAAGCCGTAGGGTATTTACTCTTTGGCGCACGAACGACTTACGATGAAGGGCAAATGTTAGTTATTCACCGTGCTATTGACTCCGGCTATCGCACTTTCTTGAGTGCTCATGAGTGGCGCTTTCTCCGGCCTGTAGGAACAATCACCGCTGTTGCTGGTGCATCTACCTACGCTCTTCCTGATGATTTTGGGAGTCTCTTGAGCGGGTTTGACTTCTCTATGGATTCTGGGTATCCGAGAGCAGAAGTCACTAATCAGGGTAAGGTCTCCTCTCTCCTCGCCTACTCTTCCACCCAAGGGACTCCCTTTTATTCCGTTCTCCGACCGCTGGCTATGAATGGCACCTCGGGGCAACGGTATGAAGTTGAGTTTTACCCTATACCAGACCAGGAATATGAGTTGACTTACGAGTACAACCTTATTCCAAGCTATCGTCTCAGAGAGGCAACACCGTTCCCAGTTGGCGGTGAGCTCCACAGCAACACGATCAATGAGGCAATGCTGATGGAGGCAGAGAACGCGGTTGAGGATTCAGCAGGTCTCCATACAGCTAAATACCAAGCCTTGCTTGCCAACTCCATCTCTATTGACGGCAGGAATACTCCTGACACTCTCGGCTTCCGTGACGGCTATGGTGGAGACATGAACAGCCCTTACCCTTGCCGTAGAAGTGCCGACCGCGCCTTGATTGAAGGGATTGACTATTGAGCGATAAACCTATCCATCTCCAGTTCCCTATGGCCGGTATCAACCGGGGGTCCAGTTACCGCCGGCAACCGCCATGGGAAACACGGGATGCGCTGAACGTTCGCGGATACGGAACACTTGAAGGGGCTGCCAGGGGTGGACAGAGGGGAGGACTCGAAAGGGTTCTTCCTGAAAACCTTGGGGGCCCTATTCACATGCTGGCCCAGGTAACAAGGATTGCTGCCGAGGGAGAATCAGTCAACACCTACTGGTACGATGAGTTTACCGGGGTAACTGACCGCTGGACTGCTTACTCTTGGATCGGTGCAATGATGCCTACCAAGAAGAGCCTAAGCGGAACCTTCCTGCAATCCGACGATCAAGTTGGCGGTGTCTACGAGAATGTCGACATTGATGCCGGCGAAGATTACTCCATGACTCTCAATATTGTCCCGTTCAAGGGTAGGCATTGGGGAACCTATAAAGCATACTGCAGGATGAATGACACCACTCCTGACGCAACAGCCGATGGCATTACTGCAGTTCTTACTTTCGACTCGGACGGCGCAGTAGGAGGACAGCTTGAAAGCCGTGTAGCTGGATCACTCACAACTTATGCTTACGACCTGAGCAGTGTGAACCTAACCCTCTTCGAAGATGATGTTCTGGATCAACTCGGGAACAATATCGTTGACATTGACGATAACGATGTGGTGGTTAATGTTCGCGCAGATAATACCAATGCTCAATTCAAAGTTGTCGTTTCAGACAACACGATTCAAGTATACTGGCGTGGTGTGAATCTGATTACTCAAGTTGTCCCGGCGCCGTCTGGTGAGTTGATGGGAATGGCCATGCAAGCCCCGGGGCCATACCCTGACTCTCTCTGCCTTACCGACCGATGGACGATTGCAGGATACACCAGCGGGTTGAACGAGAGGGTGCGCAGGACTCACCTTGTTGCTTCCGAGGGTGGTGACTTGTGGGTTGAGAGGATCATCGGTTCCATCACCGAAGAGTTTACCGATGTCTTGACCGATGGCGTTCCCCTCCAGGCAGCCGAACGTGCGCAGATACTCTACATTGCCAACCATGGGGCAAGCCTCCATACCACAGCAACAGGGGCCCTTGCTACTACAGCCCTGACCGACTCTGAGGTTGCAGACTTCTCCAGCTACGGTATCAGCCCTACCACTCATATCGCGGAACTCTTTGCGGTAAGCGGAACGGTTGTCGCCGGCACCTATGGCATTGCTTCAGTTGCCACCGGAACCATTAACTTGGTTGGCTCTACTGGGACTGGTGATTGCTCCTTCAGGATCATCCCAAGCGTTAAGCAGTACAATCCAGAGACGAACGCTTTGACAATGCTCACTGCTACGGCTGGACAAGTTCCTGCTAACTGCGACCTGATCTGTGTCTACCGTGACCGGCTTGTCCTGGCCATTGATCATCTCTGGTATATGAGCCGTGCAGGAAACCCGCAAGATTGGGACTACTCCCCCGACACCTTGGATGCACAGCGGGCATGGGACTACTCCCCCGACACCTTGGATGCACAGCGGGCAGTGGCCGGCCTATCTGCTGATGCAGGGCAGATTGGTGAATCAGTTACCGCTCTCATCCCCTTCTCAGACGACTACCTTATCTTTGGCTGTGCGAATAGCCTTTGGGTTCTCCGCGGGGATCCGGCTGCAGGCGGGCGCATTGACAACCTATCATATGAGGTGGGAATCCTCAGTGGCAATGCTTGGTGTCATGGAAGCCTCGGAGAAGTCTACTTCCTGAGCCGTGACGGCATTTATATGCTCGAGCCCGGGCCGATGGTCGCACCGCAACCTCT